TGCGCTATTTCCTTGTTTTCCGCGTCGTAAATTCGAACCGAATGATACGTGTTGCCGTAGGTCGGTTGGAACCAGCGGCGTGCGACTACGGTAAATTTGATTCCGGGGGCGGTGCTGGTTGTCATTTTCGGGTCTCAGGGGTTGGTTGCTAACAGAACTAATAATACCGTATTTATAGTTTTACTAGCAAGTAAGTATAAACCCTAGTCTTTCTGTGCCGCGTGCGTCATGTAAGGCAAAATCTGATCGCACGTCAGGCAGCGCAGGTGCGCGGTATCCCGACGCACCTTTAGAGCCGTGTAGATCACTCGCTTAGAGATTTTTAATTGGTCTGCGACAGATGCGACGGACCTATCCGGCTCGCTCTTGAGGATTGCGAGTGCCTGTTTAGTTTTGCTCATTCTTTGAATCCTCGTCTTTTGATTTCAATTTCTCAGCTTCGCGCCTTACAGCGCGGGACACTACGGATTCGTGAATGCCAATAGCCTTAGCCGCTGCGTATTGCGAAACTCCGGGGTTAGCCCTTAGCAGGTCTAGTGCCCGCTGAGTTTTGCTTCTTTCCTTTCCACTCATTTTTAGGATTCCAAAAGATGAAAAAATCGTTAAAAACCGTGTCTCGCGAGGCCAGTAAAATCCTGGCCTGTCGCAAGTAGCCGGTATTAGTGAGCTGCAAGGGAGCGTACAAATCCAGGAAATCGCCCAAATTTGACCATAATTCTATACTTGCTAACAAGTAAGTATAAACCCCTAAATGTGTTTCCACGTGACGCGGGTTTTGATGTGGTGGATCGACACCTGCGACACGCCGTAGCGCGCTGCAAGGTCACGGCCGCTGTCCGTCGATATGCGGATGTCTCGAACGTCCTGTTCGGCAAGCTTGGCGCGGGGTGACGTTTCGCCAGCATCGCGAGCCGTGCGAATTCCCCAATGCAAATTACTGATTTTGCAGTCGGTCACATCGCCGGATTTGAATAAGCCCTCGTAACCCTCAGGACAAGGCCCGGCAAACGCTGCGAGCACCAGACGATGCAGCAGAAACCGCCTGGTGACGCCTAGCTTGCATAGCGTTACCTGCAATCGTCCTTTGTTGTTTGATCCAATCTTCAATAGGTGTTTAGTAGTCCTGATACCTTCCGCGGTCGCTGCATTACTCAATCGCTTGAGACTGCGCACATTGCCATCGTCGCTTACTTGATACAGGCCGATGTAGTCGGGAACGTCGCGCCAGATTTCCATGATTGATAACCTTGTATGTGTAAGTTTTGCAGTGAATTACTTGTTAAGAATGACACTATATAACACATAACACATTGATTAATAACGTTTATATGCTCGATAAGTGTGTGTAAAATATCGTTTACATAATGAAAGTTATCGAACAAATAGTGCTGTACAAAGCGTTTTCGTGCAACAAAAAACTATAAATATGCTATTCTGTGTTTTCACCCACAAAGGAACAAAGGCCATGCGATACCTCATAGCTGCATTGCTGATAGTGTATGCCACACAAGCATATCCACGAGGTCACAGCTCGGGTGATAGCTCGTCATACAGTCGTGCTGATAAGCTAAAGAGTGACACGAAAGACCACTATGGTACAGACGATCGAAAGAAATAAAATAAATAAACAAAATGCTTACACGGCTGGAATGCTGGCTTGGATGGTGACCGTGTAGCTGTCCTCGCCGTTCCGGCACCCCCTACACCCCCTTTTTGTTCTGGCTGGCGCGTGATACCGTCGCGCCTGTATTAGTTCGGAGTCCGAACTATGTGACTAGCAAGTATACACAAAGGGACGTGCAGAGTGGGCTACGATTTTAGACTGTTCACGGGGAAGCAGCGGAAGTTTGCCGAGGAATACGTCCTCGACCTGAACATGACCGCCGCGGCGCGCCGCGCCGGCTACGCGGACCCGTCTTCGGCCGCCTGCACGACGATTGTTCTGGAGCATGTCCAGAGCTACATCAACCACCTGGTCGAGAAGCGCGCCAAGCGTCTTGAGCCTACGCAGGACGAGGTTGTAGCCCGGCTGTGGGCCATCGCCACCACTGATGTCAATGAGGTCGTACAGTACCGCCGCACCGCGTGCCGGTACTGCTACGGCACCAATTATCGCTACCAATGGACTGACGCCGAGTACGAGCGCGCCTGCGAAGAGGCGGCGAAGCGCAGCTGGCCGCAGCCGGTGCAATCGGGCGGCGTCGGTTACAGCAGGGACCGAGACCCCAATCCCGCGTGCCCGGAGTGCAAAGGCGAGGGTAAGGGCGAGATCCACGCGCAAGACACCCGCAAGATGGGGGAGGGCGCGAAAATGCTCTATGCCGGCGTCAAGGCCGGGCGCGATGGCCTGGAGATGAAGACCCACGACCAGGTCAAGGTGTTGGAGCTGTTGGGCCGTCATCTCGGCATGTTCAAGGATAAGGTCGAGCATTCAGGCGAGATCGCCAGCAACGGACCGACGCTGAACGTGACGCTGGCCGGCGCGACGGCTACTCCGCAGCAGGTCGTGCAGGACCCACAAGGTGCGTAATCTCGCCACGTCCGAAGCTATTTCACAAACACTTATCAAAGCGCTCGGCTTGCCGCCCCTGGTCTCCAAGTTGGAGATCGTCCTGGAGGCAGGCGAGCCGGCGCGCGTCAAGTGCGACTTCATGCTGCTCGACAAGGAAACCGGCAACTTCGCCGCGGCGTTCGAAGAGTTCGAGTTGCAGCCGAAAACCAAGCCTGTCAACGCTCCAGGAGATTTTTGATGTCCGTTCATGCTATCCGCGACAAGCCGCCCGTAACAGACGTGCCGGGGCAGCTGCGCAAGCTGGCCGACGATATCGAGGCAGAGAACTATGGCGAGGTCGCTGCCGCAGTCGTTGTGCTCGAAGCAATGACGCTACCGATTTTCGGCTTTGGTGGCGCAGATCCCAAGAATGCGAGCGAACTACTGGCGTGCGCGCAGCAGAAATTGCTGCTGATTCGGATGAACTACATGCAGGCCATACCGACTTAACAAACACTTAATCACCCAGGAACCCAAATGATCAAACCGACCCCAGGCCGTGTCGTCCTCTACACTCCGCACGAGGGCGATGCTGACTTGTTTCGTCACGACGCTACCCAACCGCTCGCAGCCATTGTCACGTACGTGTGGAGCGACAACATGGTCAATCTCAGCGTCTTCAACCAGAACGGACGCCAGCACGAGCGGACCAGCGTATTGCTACTGCAAGACGACGCTATCGCTCCCTGCGGCCCATACGCAGAGTGGATGTCGTTCCAAAAAGGTCAGGCGGAAAAACAAGAAACAAAATCCGAAGTTAGCCGCTTAGCTCGCAATCAAGCGCTGTCCATCCTGAGTCCGACAGGCCGCGCCCTTCAGGACTACATGGTCAGCGTCAACAAGCTCGCCAAGTACATCGAGACCGGTGAGCTGCCGGCCGGAGCCGAAGCATGAACATGGTCGCCACCACGTCGCGCACCGGTGAGCAGCTGACCGAAGCCGCAATCGTACAAGCAGGGAAGATTGCGCCGCGCGTTACGCCGGCCCATATCGATGCGGTGATTTTCAGCGAGCATTTCTTCACGGCTGAGCACGGTGTTGAAGGTGCAATGGCGAGACTCGAATTGCACCAGAGGTATTCTGACGTGGACACGCTTGCCGGTCACGCGTGTCCAGCAAGCCCACTGCACTTGCTCACCTTCTGCGTCATCGTGCTCCGCAACGGGTTCACCGTGACCGGGGAGAGCGCCTGTGCGAGTCCGGAGAACTTCGACCCGCAGATTGGCCGCGACATCGCTCGCAAGAATGCGCGCGAAAAGATTTGGGCGTTGGAAGGTTATTTGCTCAAGCAAAAAATTCACGATAAAAATAATTAGGATCACGAACAAATAGGATTACTGAAAAGTAGCACTACTATTCATCAGGAATGCTAAACATAGTAATCCTAAACATATTTAACAAATACTTAAGGAACTTTGGACTTAAATCTCCACAAGCGGCAGACAGACGCGTTTCTCAGCATCGCCACGGAGATTCTTTACGGTGGAGCGGCCGGAGGTGGAAAGTCGCACCTGATGCGCTGCGCCGCGATCATCTGGTGCTTCGGCATTCCGGGCTTGCAGGTCTACATCTTCCGCAGGCTGTCGGACGACTTGGCTAAGAACCACATGGAAGGCGTGACCGGCTTTCCGATGCTGCTCAAAGAGCTGGTGGATAGCAAGCACTGCAAGATCAACTACGGCAAGAACTACATCGAGTTTTGGAACGGCGCGAAGATTTTCCTATGTCACTGCCAGTACGAGAAAGACAAATACAAGTACCAAGGTGCGGAAATACACGTCCTCATGATTGACGAGCTGACTCACTTTACCGAGTCGATCTATCGCTACCTGCGCGGCCGGATGCGGCTCGGAGCGCTGCGCGTGCCGGACGAGTACAAGGGCAGGTTCCCTCGCGTGATTAGTGGCTCGAACCCAGGCGGCATGGGCCACAACTGGGTAAAGGCGGCATTCGTCGACATGGCTTCGCCCATGACAATCCGCAAGCAGACAAAGAAGGAGGGCGGCCTGCTGCGCCAGTACATCCCCGCGAAACTGTCAGATAACCCGACGCTGGCTGAGACCGATCCGGATTACATAGAGCGTTTGGAAGGGCTGGGCAACGAATCGCTGATCCGCGCCATGCGCGACGGCGACTGGGACATCGTAGCAGGTGGGATGTTTGATGACGTGTGGGAGCGGGCAAAGCACGTTCTGGAGCCATTCACCATACCTCAGAGCTGGCGTATCGACCGCGGCTTTGACTGGGGCACGTCCAAGCCATTCGCTGTCCTTTGGTTCGCGGAGTCGGACGGCACACCTGCTGTGTTGGCTGACGGCACAATGCGTCACTTCCCGCGCGGCTCCATCTTCGTTATCTCGGAATGGTACGGCTGGAACGGGAAGCCGAACGAGGGTTGCCGCATGATCAACACCGAGATTGCTCGCGGTGTTCGGCAGCGGGACGTGGAGATGCGTCGCATCGTGCATCCGGGGCCGGCCGACAACGCGATCAGCGACGTGATCAACAACACGAGCATTGCGGACGACATGGCGCGTGCGCCGAACTATATCCGTTGGACGAAATCGGACAAGTCGCCCGGCAGTCGCAAGAATGGTTGGGAAGTACTCCGAAAGATGTTGCAGCAAGGTAAAGGAAATGAACTGCCAGGACTCTATGTTTTTGCTACGTGCGGGCATACAATCCGCACGTTGCCAGTCCTGCCCCGGAACGAAGCAAAAGATGGTGACCTCGACACAGAAGCCGAGGACCACATCGCTGATGTGCTGCGATATCGCTGCAGCACCAAGCGCAAAACAATGGTTGTCACAGGACTGAATATCTAATGCCGTTGATCGGACCCACAAGCGCGGAAGGCGTAACTCCAGAGATTCAGGGGCAGCTGGAGAGCAATGTCAACGACGTGCGTACACCGTCGCAAGCCGTCATGGACATGCGGACCAATTGGCACAAGGTCACCACGCTGCTCGGCGGCACGAATGCCATGCGGAATGCGGGCGTGACGTATTTGCCGAAATGGCGGCTGGAAGAGCCGGACGATTACCAGTATCGGGTAAAGACCTCGGTGCTGTTCAATGCGTTTGCTCATACGGTGTCTGGCCTCGGCGGAAAGCCGTTCACGCGGCCTGTGTCCTGGTCGAATGATATGCCGGCGGAGATTGTCGAGTGGTTCGAGAACATCGACTTAACCGGCCGCAGTATGCACGTTTTCGCGCAGGAGCTTTTCACCACGGCGCTCGGGTATGGCCTGACTCACGTATTGACTGACTACCCGACAACGGAAGGTATCCAGACGCTCGCGCAGGAAAAAGCGATCAACGCTCGGCCGTACTTGATTCATGTCCATCCGGAAATGATTCTGGGGTGGCGCTCGGACAAGAGCAACGGAGTCGAGACGCTGACCCAGTTGCGGATCTTGGAGCACGTCGAAGTCAATGTAGGTCCGTTTGCCGTAAAGACGATTGAACAGGTGCGAGTGCTTGAACCAGGGAAATGGTCAATCTGGCAGTTCGACACCGAGAACGAAGTCTGGAAGCAGGTGAATTCGGGCGTAACTTCGATGAAGGCGATTCCGATCATCACGTTCTACACGGGGCGCACGGGGTTTATGACCGCCGAGTCGCCGCTGATCGATATAGCCGACATCAACATCCAACACTGGCAAG